TTTTTAATTGTTTAACCAAATCTTTTTCAACAACACGCAACAAGTCCATGACCTTTTTACTTGTTGATGAATAATATCGCTGCAAATAAATTTCATGTGCAATCGTTTTATCGCGCAGTTGCGTGTTAGCTGATTCTTCCATTACAACAACCCACCAGTTGCAGGCATAGTTGCAATGCGCTCCATCTCATCGTCAAACGATACGTCCTGCATGATAATGTCACCAGCGACAAGGTTATCGAATAGAGTTTGATGTGAGATTGAACCGCTTTGCCAAGCCTTAACTAAACTATCCAAGTCCTGAGCTGTCATTGAGTTTGGAATAAAATCACGGTTTAGCTCAACTTTAACATCACCAGTTACGCCCGACCAATCGCGCAAATACTCCATGACGTGCGTCAATCCAATGCTAATCGATTGTGCAATTGAAGCAAGCACGCTGTTTTCGCTTGATCTATGAATATTAGCCGTTTGTGCTGATTCCGCTGCGCGTTTTTCGGGTGCTAAGATTCGCGCTCCAAGTGTTGCCATCATTGCTTCTTTTGAGCGCAATGCCTCGCGCAATTCACCCAAACCTTGACCTGTAAATTCAAGATAAAACGCTTTTGATTGTGAGTCTGGCAATAACCATGCCGTGCCGCTACCAATTCGCAGTGACGCGCTTTTATCGTTTGAATAATAACCAGTGACTACGGGTGTTGGTAGTCCAGTGAAGTGCAAGCCATGTTCATAATCGGCTGTGGTTCTGTAGTGCGATAAATTCACGTCAACAAGATCAAGCAATGGCGGTTTATCCACGCAGGGTGAATTGTCACGCACACCAAAAAACTCAAACGGTATTTTGTTTAATGCTTTGCCGTTTATTTGTGGGTAAATTTCATCCACTAAAATAAACTCACCGCGTTTGTCTTTGCGGAAAACACGTTGACGATAAATACCACCATCGCCTAAATCAAGAACGCGCCATTGTGGTTCGCATTTAAATTCAAACTCATCAACTGCGATCTCGTTTTCTTCTTCAAGCACCACCAGTGTTAACTGTTCAGCGTTGTTAATGCGCCCCGTTTTCCAGTTAATGATTGATTCTGCATCGTACATGGTCGCGTAAGGTCTTGCACCTTGTGCTTGTGCCTGTGCAAGTGTTACCGCGTTAACAATAGGTGGATAATCAACAAGCACGCCACAACGTCCAATGGTGATAACTTCTTCGCTAATGATTTCAGCAAATTGATGCAACGATAACCCGCCCATTGTCACGTCTGCAATAATATTATCCATTGCTGCTGGTGCTGTGATGACTTCGGGCTTCATAAACAGCATGCCGCTTAAGCCATCAATCGTTCTTGCTGTAGCGTTGTAATATAACGCGCGTTGTTTGTAAGCGTAATATTCAGCGTCATTTTGACCGCTTAGGCGTGGAAGGTATTTAATACCATATTCGTGGATCTCGTCTTGCCCTTCTGACGCGTGTTCGCATCGTTCCCACTGCTCATAATATTCGTGATACTCGCTGTGTTTTGTATCGACTGCCATTTTTATATTCCTGTAATTGTAGCTAAATTAGGCCTATTGTGCAGTACCGGATATTTGAACGCAATAAAATATCCACTGCTATCAACCCAATCATCAATGGCTGGGTGAGCTGTAAACTTTTCTGGCTCTAATTTATCATTATAGCCTTGAGTTTCAAGCGCATTGGTTAAGTTTGGGCATTTATCTGTGTTAATAAATAACTTATGGTGTGAAAGCAATCCATTATACGCGTTAATTCTATCCCGTACTGCTGGATTAGCTGGATTATATTGCAGTTGATAACCTGCTTGTCTAATCATGCCAATATCAGATTGGCTTGAATTTGTTTTTCCTGCTTTACCGCTTGCGTCAGGATAAACGATTATTTTTCTATCACCATAACGCGTTAAATTATTAATAAAGTCTTGCGTATCGTGTGAAACAAACTCGTCAACAGCGATAGGAATATTATTATCAATGACAAAAGTAACAGCACAACAACCACCAATATTGAAATCAATTGAAACATGAATGAATGTATCGCGTTCATTTAGTTCTCGCTGTGTGTGATGTCGTTTACGATCAAAGAAATGATAAACCTTGTTTTTGTTTAGTGATACAAAATCACCAAGCAAATAAAGTTCGGCTAATATTGGGTCGTAGTTAGCTAAAATTTGCTCTGCATAATCTTTAGGTAAAAAAGGGTTGCTATAGGTGCTTGCCTTGTATAAAACATAGCCTTTTTGCTGTAGTTTTACCCATTTATGATAAACAAACCCATTGATTCCATTATCAGGTGTTGTCACCACGCCAATAGTATTTTTACCGTCAAACTTTTGCCGTGTTCTTTCTGTAATTTTTCGCCATACTAAAGCCGCTTTATCCATTGGCAATGTATCAATTTCATCAACTATTGAGTGAGCGACTTCAAAAGATACAATTTTAGATGGATTATCATAACTACGAAAAATAATAAAACCATAGCCGGCGACATCAATTTTAAATTCTGATTTATTGACATGGAATTTTAAACCCATCATTGCTAAATCTTCTTCAACTCCGGGCATCGCTCTTAATCGTAATAAATCATAAGTTGGTAAAAATATACCAACGTTTACGCCTTTATTTTGAAGAAGTAATAACACCGCCCGCATTGTTCCTGCTCGTGTTTTTCCGCTACCCAATCCACCAACAATAGCTGGATAAGGTTCTTCTGAAAACACAAATTGTCTTTGCGGTAGCGTTAAAGGTATATCTGGCATTAAAGCTCCATTTCTTCGGCTTTAATGATGTGAATTTTTATAGGCGTTGTATCTTGCAGATTAGTGTTAACCGTCATTGGCAACACTTTACCAACCAACGTTAAAAATGCCGTTGGGTTTTCATCAGCTTGCCTTGCTAAATAAGCCTGCCCTCCAACATCATCTAATGCCCCTAGAATCATCTCTTTTAATTCTTTGGTAACTTTGTTAGGTACGCCTTTAACACGCCCTACGCCCCTATTTCCTGCTTTTTTTTCCATATTTCCCCCTACTGTGCGGAAACCCTATAAGGTATTTTAGCTTTTAAGCACATTCTAACCATTGCAGTTGATTGAACACCTCCACCAAAACTGCATATATTCATTATTGTTCCTGTTTAAGTTAACCATCAAGTAATTAAACCATAACCCCGCAGTGCAAAATTATCAGAAATGCTGCGGTAAAACTGCTCCCGTCTTTTTTTCGTGCGAGAGGACACGCGTTAGGGTTTAATTCTTCATGGTTAAACCAACCAACCCAGTTATTGATAAATCGCCCTTAAAATGATTTCTGAGTTGGTTGGTTAAAAAGATTATATTCTAAAAAGTAAAAAATAGTAATTTTATTTTTAAAATGCCGTACACCGTACATGCGTACACCCCTTTAAAGGGGGGGTGTACGCGTACGTACGCTTAAATGTACCCATGCGTACATATGTACATTATAGGTAAAATGTACGCGTACGTACGCTTATTTAAGCCAATAATAAACACCATCATTACCTATAAGTTGTTGATTTAATAAATCTTTTATTCCATCAGCAAAAGAGCGTCTATTATTCTTGTCTGTTATGTACTCATAAGCAAATGGACGCCATTCTTCAAGCGACACAACCATCTCGTTTTCACCCACCAATGTACGCCCACCTCCCAACTTTTTGGTGGCATTTATGGCGTTTTTTAAACCTTCAAAACATTGCGTTGTTCCCTTTTTTAATTCTTTTACAATTTCTTGGCTGCCAACATATTCTAAATAAACACCTTCAATCTGTTTTCCTTCATCCTCGTCATAAAAACAATCGCCCTCAAGATCAACCACTTTTATTCTAAAATCCATATTATTGCCTGCACTAAAATCTTTTGATTTGGTACATGACAGCGTCACTTCCATCTTTGATTTCTTTGTCATGCAAAATTCTGCGTCCATGCCTGCTTTAATAGCTGAACTTCCACGCGCCCTGCCCTTGTCGCCATGACCGCTGTGATGCACTGGTGAAATAGCTGCATTATATTTCTTAGCCAATAATTCCATGTTAGCCAAGAATATCGCCATATCCTCGCTGCTATTCTCGTCACCGTGCATATTTCTGTGCATTGTGTCGATAAAAATGGCGCATGGTGGCTCGTCTAAGCCTAACCCATCTAATATACTGGCTACACGCATAACCGCGTCTGTATCGAGCAAATTAACGCTTTTTGTGCTAAAATAAATATTGTCAGGATTCATGTTGTATTTTTGTTTGAGTGCTTGCATCCTCATTGCAAGCCCTCGATGACCCTCACCAGCGATAACCACCACCGTGCCTTTTTTTGTTTTATGACCGTGCCATGGAATACCGTTGCCAATACAGAACGCCCAGTCCATCGCAATCAGCGATTTACACGCCCCAGATTCACCAAACAATAATGTGTTTGAGCCGCGCTCAAGTAGGTTTTTAATTACCCAATCAGCGCGTGTTGTGTTTGCCATCAAATCATGGACTGAAACAAACAGGTTTTGCCTTTTGCCAATAATGAGATCCGCAACCGCTAATATGCCTGCGCGTTTTGCCATGTCGTTAAAATCTTCACCAACAATGGGCGAGTGGATAACTTCAACCCCGCATTTATTGGCTTTTTCAATACCTACACCGCTTGCATCGTTATCTGCGCATATAATCACCCTGCCTTTGTACTGACTGCGCACCATGTCGCACACTGGCTTTAAATTCCCAGCGTTAAACGCAACCACAACACATTGTGCTGTGGCTTCGTGGATTGTCATGGCGGTGGCAAATCCTTCCGCAATGATTACCATGTCGGACGGCTCACCAATAGTGAAGTAACCGCCCTGCATTTTACCGCCCGTGTAAAATCGTTTTGTGCCGTCTGTGGCAATATATTGAAGCGACTGGATTTCACCACCTACGCCATAAACAGGGATAACGAGTTTGCCGTCATAAATGCGCAGTGCTGCGTGTGATTTGACATTTTTGCGCGTTAAATAATCGTGATCTAAAGCGTGTGGGAGTTTTGCATACAGCTCCTGAGCGTTAAACGCTGCGTTGCTGTAAGCAAAATCCCGTTCTTCTTTGGCTTTCTCAATGGCTTGTTCGCGTTCGTAATCGTTTTCGCTACTTCTAAAGCCATCAGCAAACCAAACGTGTTGCTCGCCCGATTTCCAGTCACCATAACATGCGCCTTTGCCGTCTATAAATAATGATACCCAGCCAGATTTCTCTTTGCCTGTAGTGGCAAAGCGCGTAATGCCGTGCTGATTTATATGCGTTGGCGGATTTATGCCTGAAGCGCGTATTGCATTTAATAGATCATTCATAATTTTCCTAGATATTGCGCTAAGCGTTCAACGGTTTTTTCATAAGGTGTTTTTTCTTTTTTAAACTGATCGTGCAAAAATCGATGCAGCATATTGCGCGACACGCCCGATTCTTCCGCTACTTTGCTAATGTTCATCACGCGTAATTTTTCTTTGATTTCATCTGGTGTCATTGTGTTTTCCTTGCTGTTTTCTAAAAAATAAAAAAATATGTTTACATTATAAACTATTTTTAGTAATATAGTACCCGTAGTAACAAATTATTTTTTTTAATCCCAATGCGGAGCAACACAATGACATACTCACAAGACGTTATTAATTTGGCAGCATCAATGGGCGTACACCCAGCCGATGTTTTAATGTTTGCACAATCAGTTGCAAATTCAATTAGCCAAGACAACATGGTTGATTCTTTTATTGATTCTGACGAAAGCACCCGCACAGAATTATCTTTAGCTTATGCCCAACACGCAACAAAAAAATTCCAATCATTTACTAACACTTATTTAGTAAATGAAGTTGCACGCTCTTATTTTCAATCTGCTGTTTATGCTGGAGGTGTAGCATGAGCCTTTTAAGCACGATTAGCAAACCCGTTAATAAATACCGATTATTCACCATTTACGGTGGCGCAGGTATTGGCAAAACCAGCCTAGCCAGCACATTCCCCGCACCTATTTTTATCAGAGCAGAAGATGGTTTATCTTCTGTTCCTTCAAATGCAATGCCTGACGCCTTTCCATTGCTTACAAGCAGCGACGATATTTATAATCAACTGTTAACTTTAATTAATGAAGATCACCAGTATAAAACATTGGTGATTGATTCAATCAGTAAATTAGATCGTCTGTTTACTGACGAGATAACCAAAGGCAACGCCAGCGCAAAAGCATTAGCACTTGCAATGGGTGGTTATGGCGCAGGTTATCAGGCATTATCATCTATGCACGGCAGAGTGCGCAAAGCGTGTCAGATTTTAGTGGATAAAAAAGACATGAACATTGTTTTTTTAAGCCACGCAGAATTAAACACAATTGATTTGCCAGACAGTGATGCTTATCAGCAGTATGGCTTAAAAATGGAAAAGAAATCACAAAGCCATTACATTGATGATGCAGATTTTGTAGGTTTTATGCGCCTAGAAACTTTTGTGATGAAAGATGAGCAAAAGAAATCAAAAGCAAAAAGCACGGGTGAGCGGATTATTCAATGCACAAGTGAAGCGTCAAGCGTTAGTAAAAACCGCATGGGATTAACTGACGATATTTTTATCCAACACGGAATCAATCCATTATTAAAATTTTTAGGAGAATAATTATGAGTTTTTGGCAAACAAGCGAAGGTAAAAGCGCAACAGACACAACGGGTAAATTTGAATCAGGTGGTGGTATCGCGTTGATACCAGAAAACACGACCTGCTTGGCCATGATTACTGAAGCCAATATTGCTAATTATGAAGGCAATGAATATATTAATTTGGCGTGGACAGTAAACAAACCAGACGCTTATAAAAACCGCAAAGTGTTTCAAAAAGTGCGCATTTTTGATGCAGAAACAAAGAAACGCGACAAGGCTTTGAATATGTTAGCGGCTATTGATAAAAACGCGGGCGGCAAATTATCCAAGTCTGATTCTGCCCCAACCAATGAAACGCTTTTACACCTTATGCAAAAACCCATGCTAATTAAAGTCATGGTGTGGGAGATAAACGACAAAACAGGCAACTGGGTTGCAGCGGTATCACCTCGCAGTGTTGAAGAACCTGTGCAAGCACCTAAAACAACACCAGAAATTGCTGATGATAATTTCGATGTTCCTTTCTGATAATTAACTAAACAAACGCACATGGACGTGCAATAACTAAAGGTGAGTAAAATGATAGAACAAAGAACACCAGAATGGTTTGCACAACGAAAATATCGCGTTACAGGTTCAAGCGTTGGCGCAATACTTGGATTATCCCCATTTATGAAACGTGAAGATGTCATGCGCAACATGGTGCGTGAATATCACAGCGCAGAGCGTGAGTTTAAAGGCAACCAAGCCACAGAATATGGCACGTTTCACGAAGATTTAGCAAAGATGGATTACCAGTTTAGAACTGGTGTTATGGTAGAAAAATGTGGGTTTTATACTTATGAAAATTGGCTAGGAGCTTCACCAGATGGATTTGTTGGTTTTGATAAACTAATCGAGATTAAATGCCCATATGGTCAACGCGATAAAAATCCACCTGTGTTTAAATCAATATTAGATCAACCGCATTATTATGCGCAGATTCAAGTGCAATTATTTGTGACGCACATGAGCGCGTGTGATTTTTATCAATGGAGTCCAAATAGCGACCAAATAGAAACCGTTAATTATGATTGCGAGTGGATAAACAAACACTTGCCAATTTTAAAAAGTTTTTATGCCGAGTATTTGATTGAGCGCGATAACCCAGAAAAGTATTTGCAAGATAAACGTTATCAGGTAGACAAAAAAACAATATCTGATTGTGTCGATTATTATTTTGAAATAAAAGCTCAAATAAAATCTCTTGAAGATATTTCAAAACAAATTCTTGAACAAATTGTCTTTGATTGCAATGGCAAAGATAGCGATATCAACGGGCATAAATTAACAAAGGTTGTCAAAAAAGGATCAATAAGTTACGCAAAAGCTATTAAAGAATTGTTGCCCAATGCGGATTTAACATCATATACGAGCGAACAAACAGAATACTGGAGATTATCATGAAAGAGTTATTAAAAAAAATTATTGAAGAAATAAATCGAAAACCAATAGATGTAAAAATTGATTTAATAAATGAAGTAAGAGAAGCATTACATGAAATAAGCCCATTTAAATCAGAGCCTGTTGATTTTGTTAAATGGGTTAAAAATAAAAATGTATATCAAAATGATTACAATCCAAATAGCGTTGCTCCTCCAGAAATGGAATTATTAAGATTATCCATATCAGAAGATGGATATACACAACCTATAGTTTCTATGCCTGATAATAATGAAAAATATGAAGTTATTGATGGATTTCACAGGCATAGAGTTGGAAAAGAATGTTTAGATATTCAAGAAAAAATATTTGGATACCTTCCCATTGTTCAAATAAGAGATGACAAAAAAGATAAAAATAATCGAATGGCATCTACTATTAGACACAATAGAGCAAGAGGAAAACATAAAATAGAAGCAATGTCAGATATTGTTATTGAATTAAAACGCAGAAATTGGTCTGATGAAAAAATAGCAAAAAACTTGGGCATGGAATCTGATGAAGTATTAAGACTTTGCCAAATAAGTGGAATATCAGAATTATTTAAAGATGATGATTTTTCTTCATCTTGGGATGTTGACGTTGATTCTGATTTTAATGACATTGAGGAAGAATAAAATGGAAAGAATATATCACACATGGGATAAATGGGAATGTTATCCAGCAGGATTTCATAATAAAAAAGGAAATGATCTTTCTTTAAAAAAAGAAGATTATGAAAAATTATATGCGGATTTTTTACGTAATATTCCTTTATTTTCTTCTTGTTTATTTAAGGTAATAGATCAATGGAAATATTCATGTGAACATAATTTGACAAATTTAACTATGAATAGAATTGCATGGCTTGGGCAAGCTGCAATCTGCATTGAATACAATATTCCATCATGCTATAGAGCTGGATATTTTTTATTAACAGAAGATGAACAACTTTTAGCAAATAAAACTGCGTTGCTATACCTAAATACATGGTTATTAAATAATGGACATAAAACCATTGATTTAAAAACTGCTTGTGCAAAATCTATTGCTGTTTCATATTGAGGTAAAAAAAATGGGAATTAAAAAATATTCAGAAATAAATGTGCTTGACGCATCTCAATCAAGAATTGAATATGCTTTTGATAATTTTGAAAAATTGTATATTAGTTTTTCAGGTGGCAAAGATTCAAGCGTGATGATGCACTTGGTAATGAAAGAAGCAATTAAAAGAAATCGCATTGTTGGTGTGTTAATTATTGATTTAGAAGCTCAATATAGTCATACAATTGAGCATATAAAAGAAATGGTTGAATTATATAAATCAAATATTGACCTTCATTGGCTATGCTTGCCCCTATTATTAAGAAATGCTGTTACAGTTTTTGAACCTAGATGGGTATGTTGGGACAAAGAAAAGAGTGAAACATGGGTTCGCAATATTCCTAAATGCGCAATAACTGAAGATGATAAACCAGCGTTTCATGTTAATGAAATGGAATTTGAGGAAATGATGGTTACTTTTGGCATTTGGTATGCTGATGGAAAATCATGTGGAGCATTTATTGGAATTCGTTGCGATGAAAGTTTAAATCGTTTTAGAACAATTGCTCAATCAAATAAAACCATGCACGGAAATAAACGTTTTACAACTCATGTTGATGGTGATTTATTTAATGTTTATCCAATATATGATTGGAAAACAGAAGATATATGGCGTTTTCATGGAAAATTTCCAGATTGTCCTGCAAATAAAATATATGAACTAATGCACAAAGCAGGCGTACCTTTAAGCCAGCAAAGATTATGTCAACCATACGGTGATGACCAGCGCAAAGGATTATGGTTGTATCATTTATTAGAACCTCAAACATGGTTTAAATTAATTGCCAGAGTAAATGGAGCTAATTCAGGTGCTTTATATATTCAATCAACAGGAAATATGACTGGGTATAATAAAATATCATGCCCTCCCGGTCATACATGGCATTCATTTTGTAATTTATTATTAAAATCTATGCCTAAAAAAAATAGAGATCATTACATAAGCAGATTTAAAGTTTTTATTAAATGGTGGAAAGCTCGTGGATATGTAGAAATACCTGAAGAAGCTCCCGAATTGCTTGAAGCAGAACGTATTGCGCCAAGTTGGAGAAGAATGTGCAAAGTTTTATTAAGAAATGATTATTGGTGCAAAGGACTTGGATTAACTCAACCAAATAGTGAAGCATACGGAAAATATTTAAAAATTAAAAATGCAAGGAATGCTTAAATGGAAATGCCTGCATACAAAAAAAAAGCGGCTATATGCCTTGCCAGTGGCGACACGGAAGAAGACACAGCGCAACAAGTGAACGTTCATGTTTCAATAATACACAAATGGCTAGGAGAAGACGATTTTAACGCTTACCTAAACAGTTTGAAACGTGAATTAACGCCTTACATGGGTGAAGCGAGTGAGTATTGGAGGTTGTCGTGAGTGAAATTAAAAAATATAGATGGACTACTTATAAACAAAAAGAACCAAACACACATCCTTTTAACAACGCTAAGGTATTAGCTTATGATGATATTGGTCAAACTAGAGTCTGTAGATTTGATGGAGCAAAAAATAGATTTGTTGTTCAGCATTATAAAAGCAATGGAAGCTGTTTTTATGTTTTTGAAGATTTTTTAGATAAATTAAAAAACAATGAATTTGGAATAAAGTTTGACTACGAAGATATGGATAATCGTAGAAAAATAGATACATTTATAAACGAACAATTAGAAGAATGTATTATGCAATATGTTCCTTATTTTGCAAATGTTGTTGCATGGGTATGTGTCCCAACACTTCCTAAATTTAATGACGATATTGACAATTACGATGAATTTTTAATTGAAAATGCCGCATTTACAACTTTTGATGTTATTGATGCAATTACACCTGCACTTCGTGAAGCGGTTAAGCATTTATTGATTCAACAAGAAGGAAGTAAACATTTATTAGTGCAACGAGGAGTAAGCAAATGAAAATGCGCCCATACCAACAACAGGCGCATGATGACTGCATAGCGTGGGTTCGCAAGAACACCGCGCCATGCGTTCTTGAATTGCCCACAGGTGCAGGTAAATCAATCATCGTTGCTGAGATAGCCAACTCTTTAAACAAAGTAAGCAAAGGCAAACACGTTTTATGTATTGTACCTAGCAAAGAATTGCTGGAGCAAAATGCCGATAAGATTCAAGCCACAGGAAATCCAGTGTCGTTGTTTAGTGCAAGCGTTGGTGAAACTTGTCTTGCTAATCCGTTAGTGGTTGGAACGCCTGTCAGTATTAAAAACCAACTTGATCGGTTTGGCAGTCAATTCTGTGCAGTGATTATTGACGAGTGCCACAAGATAACGCCAACCGTCATTCATATTATTGAGCAACTGCAAGTTTTTAACGAACGTCTGCGCATTATTGGGTTATCAGCTACACCTTACCGCATGAGCAGTGGGTATATTTTCAAACATGATTTGCGCGGTGTAGCATTGCATGAAAGCAAAACACGCAACCCGTATTTTGATAGATTGATTTACAAGATCACCGCGCGTGAGTTAATCCAGCAAGGTTATTTGTGCCAACCCGTAGTTGGTGCAATCAATAGCCAGCATTATGAAACGCTAAACATGCAAACTAATGCAATGGGTAATTTTAGCAAAGATGATATTGACAAGGCGTATCACGGCAAAGGCAGGTTAACGGCTGAGATTGTCGCGGATGTTATCAAGCAATCGCGAGATCGTAAAGGCGTGTTATTTTTTGCGGCTACGATTCAACACGCGGGTGAGATCATGGAATCTTTACCGCCAGAATTATCTGCGATTGTCACAGGCTCAACGCCAGCTCGTGAGCGTGAAATAATCCTGCTTAAATTCAAAGCGCAGATTTTAAAATATTTAGTAAATGTGGCGGTTTTAACCACTGGATTTGATGCACCTCACTGCGATGTTGTCGCAATTTTACGCGCTACCGAGTCAGCCGCATTATTACAGCAAATAATTGGGCGTGGATTGCGTCTAAGCGATGAAAAGCAAGATTGCTTAGTCTTAGATTATGCTGAGAACATCGAGCGACATTGCCCCGATGGTGATGTTTTTAATCCCGACATTAAAACCAGTAACAATGCAGAGTTTGATGGTGAGTATCTGATTGCGCGTTGTCCTGAGTGCGGATTATTAAATGAAACTAAACCGCGCGACAATGACGCGGGTTTTGGCATTGATGACAATGGTTATTTTGTCGATTTGCAAGGTAATCGAATTGAAACCGAGCATGGTTTTTTTCCTGCGCATCATAGCCGTTCATGCCAATCTGATTATTGCAATTACAAATGGAGCTTTAAACCATGTGGCGAGTGCAACTATGAGAACGATGTTGCAGCGCGTTATTGTGGCGGCTGCAAAGAAGAATTGATTGACCCTAACGAAAAATTGGTTAGGCAATACCGCGAGCGAAAAAGCGATCCATATCAATCACAGACCGATGAGGTGCTTGATATGAAAGTTAAGCCAACTATTAGCAAAGCCGGCAACGAATGTTTGCGAGTTGAATTTACAACAGCATGGCGAACGTTTACCGTGTTTTTTACGCCAAAAATTCCGCGCGACTACAACAGTTTTATGACTGTAACAATAAACGGAACAAAACCGCCTGAAACCGTTACTTATCAAAAAGAAGGTGATTTTTACAAGGTTCATAATTACAACATGAGATTTAGAAACGATGAAATTCCCCCAGTGGCTTAAAGTTTATGGCGACACATCGTATCGTGGCGAATGCCCAAGCGAAACACTTGAAGCAATAACTTTTTTTGCGCGACTAAGACGCGAATACCCGACGACTTATGGAAAGATTGCCACGCATATCAGAAACGAAGGAAAGCGCAACTGGCAGCAGGTAGCACGGCAAAAAAGCGAAGGCATGACGAAAGGTGCGCCCGATATTATTATTCCAATGCAAAAAACGTTTGTTTGTGAGCTGAAGCGGCAAGATCACACCAAGTCAAAATGGCAAGACGGGCAACTTGAATATCTTAAAGCCGCACATGATGCAGGCGCATTTGTTTGCGTTGCGCTTGGTTATGAAGCAGCTTATCAGGCTTTTTTAGATTCTATTGTTTAAAATGTAAAAAAATATGTTTACTTTTTAGAATATAGGGTTTAATATATAACCACGCTTTCAAGAAGGCGAAACAATAATAAAATAATTTAGGAGCTTAAAATGAACAACTATTTTGATACATTAAACCAAGCATTAGAATCTGAAGGATTAGTTGACCAATGGATTACTGGAACAAATATTAACTACGGTGAAACGGTACAAGTAAACACAGGCGAGCGTTTAATAAGTGTTTACAGAAACAATAACGGCAGATATGAACGCCCTGTTCACTACGCAGTATAAAAACAACAACCAAGCGCGGTGCAAGCCGCGCATTTTAGGAGCAAATAATTATGAAAAAAATATCTAAAAAAATACAAGTTGGCACAAAAGTTTTTGTAAACAACGTTTGGTGCGAAGTAACGGAAATTAACGACACAAGAGTAAATTTTAAAACAAATCATTGGACTGGCTCGTTTCAATCCGGTGACATTCAAAAATTTAGCAACAAGGCGGTGTAAAATGGAAATCAACATTTACTTCGACATCGTATCAAACGATGGTGTAACAATTGGCGTTGGTGCTACTGCAATGTTATCTGGTTCATATATTCCAGCAGATTTTCACCATGAAATTGAAGATAATAGAGAAGTTGACGTAACAGAAGTTAATTTATTTGATAAAGATGGCGAAGAAATGAACTCTGAAAAACTAACTGAAATTACTTATGAGCATATTGACGATAATTTAGTTAATATTTTTAACAAAGCAGAAAAAGGCGTTGATGAAATTTACTTAAACGACTTCAAAAGTGATCACGATTACGCGGCATTAATGCAATAACAAACAACTCCTACCTCTGCCGCTAAGACAAGTGGCTTTTTTAATACAAAGGTGATTTATGATTGAATTTTTAAAAATGCTAGACGAAACAGGCACTGCTTATGTGGTGTTTATTTTAACCGCTGTTTATTTTTGGACAAAAAGCAATAAAGCAACAACTGAGCTTTACACAATTAAACGCGAATTATTAAAATTAAAGGCGGTTTTATGAGCCAAGACGCAGATAAACGAAAAGCATACTATAAAGAATACTATAAAGCATACTATCAAGCTAAAAAAGAAAAAATGAATGCTTCTAACAAAGCATGGCGCAAAGCTAACCCTGAAAAAGTAAAAGCATTTGATAGAGCATGGAATAAAGCTAACCCTGAAAAAGTAAAAGCAAGTTCTAGAGCATGGGATAAAGCTAACCCTGAAAAAGTAAAAGCGAGCCAAAAAGCATATTATGAAGCTAATAAAGAAAAAATAAAAGCATACCAAAAAGCATATTATGAAGCTAAAAAAGCGAAAGCAAGAGGTGAATCATGAGCGCATCAGCAACACTAGCATTAACGCTGTCATTTTTGACAGTAGACACAAACATCGACAAGCGCGGCAGAACAAGACAGGTTGAGCGCATTGCCTACACAACAACGGCAATACCTTATGACACGCGCCAAGCCTGCGCTAACGCAAAGGAAGAATGGAATCTTGCTGTTGGTGCTTACCAGATGTCAAAACGCCCAGCAAGGGTGATTATGGCGGTCTGCAATGACAGTGCAACGGGAGTGGTAGAATGAGCTTACTAACACAAAAACAACTAGAAGAAATACAAAATTTTCATGATGATATTGGTGAGTGTACTGAACCGCACGAGGAATGTTTTATAAAAAAATTGATTGAATGGAACGAAAAGCAAACCGCTATGCTTAATCAAGATGTTTCACCAGTTGGTTATCTATACAAGCAGGAAGATTGTTATGGAGATATTCAAACAGTATTTAAAGTTGATAAGCCTTACATAAGGTGGCATAACGTTACAGATGTTGCTCCTGTCTACCTAGCACCACCAAAACGTGAGCCTTTAAGTGATGAAGAAATAAACGCTATAGATTTGCTTGAAAAACAATGCACTATTAGAGAGTTCGTTAGGATTATTGAAAAAGCACATGGCATTGGAGAATAAAATGAAAAACGACTTAATATGGGTAGCTATTTGCTCATTTGCAATTGGTGCATTGCTTTGTTTTATTATAATAGCGGCAACACACAGACACTACCATGAAATCATTAAAACAAATATTGGCGAATTCATTATCCATGATGGCAAGATTTTTACTGTTTATGAGATGCAACGCAATGTTGCTGGGGATATGGTGGCGAGATGAAACAGATTGCATTAGAAGAACACCTGATTAACAGGCTTAATGAATTAAAAGAAGAACGTAAAAGCCTGAAGCGTCAAAAATTGCGCAGCATTAAAGAAACCATTGATATTCAATTTATATTGGCAAAATTTAGAGAGGAACGTAAGCATGGGTGAATTAATTTTTTGGACTGGCATTTTTGTTTTGATAGTTTGTTTTATGGTGGAGTACGCGCGTGGAGATTGACGACATTGCAGCATTAATATTCTATGTGTTAGCACTGATACTAGCGGCGATATGGCTATGGCATTAATTAAACCAGTTGAGAAGGTAACACCAACGCCAAGCGCAACAAACTGCCAGCATAAAACATGGCGGCAATATGTAAGCAGAGGAATTAGGGAATGTGATCGTTGTCATGAAATACGCCCTATTTTTGATTTAAAAATTGAACATCAAAGGTAATAGCATGGTGCAACCAATAAAAAGAGATTTAAAAGTTTCGCTTAAAGAGTTGGAAAGTATAAAAGAAAACATTATTTATTGTGGTGGAACAGGCACATTTTACCGAAAAAGAACGCCTGACAAGCCATTGTCTTTTAACTACGCAAATCGTCAAGCCACTATTTGCGTTAAAAAAGAAAACGGTAAAAAATACTTTACCGCATGGCGCATGGCTGTTTTCTTTTCACACGGTTATTATCCAAGTTTTGAGGATGCTGTTGTTTTTAAAGATGGTGATAATTATAACTTTCGAATTAACAACATCGTTGTTTGCCACCCTAATGAAGATGAACAAACCGTTTTAGACTTTGCTACTGAACATGGTTTATCACCGCAAACGGTTAATTATCGCATGAGAAATGCAATACGATTTGAGCGCATTGTAAAAAACTGGAGAGTGTTTTTTTATGATAAAAAAGAGTTTGCGAAATACTGCGGTGATCTGATTGGTAGAAGGTTGGTTGTTGATGATGAAGGAATCGAGCATATACAAATTAAGCGCATTAATTTATCAGAAAGCCAGCGCGGAAATAAAACCGCACGGAAATTTTTAAAAACGTGGATTGTCGATATGCCAACAAGATGGGAGATGACATTATGCAAATAAAAAAAGTAAGACGAAACGCAATTATTCCGCAATTTCAAACTGAAGGCGCAGCCGCTATTGATTTATGCGCTTGTATTGAAGAAACCATGCTTTTAACGCCAGAAACGCCCGTGCTAATTCCTACAGGCATTGCAATCCATATTGCTGATAAGTCTGTT